AATTGAATTCCATTTTTTGATCCACCCATATCAATTCGAGTTCCAGAACCAGATGTTTGTATCACTGCATTGACACCATCTCCTGTTAATGTGGTGTCATCAAAAGTAAATCCTGCAATTTTTGCTGTATTGGCTTGAGAGTCTAGTTTAAATCTATCTGCAGAACCAGCTCTCATTTGCAGAATACCTGAAGTTAAATTAAAATTAGTTCCTTCAGCTCCTGCAGGACCAGTCCAGTTATTTGACTTTATTTCACCAGTAGTTATTGTATTACCTGATATTATGGTAGGTGTAACTCCTTGATTAACTCCCATTTGTAAAAACAATGGACTGTGCAAAGCTGGCTCTCGATGTGAAATCCATCCAGGCACTAAAAATTCATCTGTATTAAAACTGGTTTCATGTGATACTATAGGTGCTGTGAAATCACCATTTTTATATACTTCATATCTTGCACCTCCTGCAGGTTTCAATGTAATAGATAAAGAAAGTACTGTTGGTGGTCCTTCTGCCCCTGCGCCTGTTGATTCCCATGCACCATCAGGAAGTATGGTAGTGCTATTATTTGTTGCTCCATCTCCATTATGATAAACTCGAATACTCTGATCGTTATAAAGATAAATACCTTCTTTGATATGTTTATGAGATTCAGCATTATTCAATGTGGCTTCACCAACAGCTCCTTGTGCGCTTGCAGAAAAGAATCCAATCATTGTTGTTATCTCATCATTTTGACAAATTATTTCAGTCCACATAGTTGTACCTGTCGATCTTAAGAAAGGATGTTTATATAGAACTGCTTTATCCCAATTCTGTGCAGTAGTTGCTGTAAATCTACTACTTGAATTGGCTAAGACAGGTGAATGATCTGCATTGGTAGAAGCTGATATTTGTTGTGCAACATTAATAAGAGTCCAATCTGATGTGTCCAATGGAGCACCAAAACTTTCATATAACTGACTTCCAGAAAGTGCTACATTGGCATCAGCAAAGTCTTGAGGATTTGTTACTGTAATTTCTCCTGCTACTGCTAATGTACCTCCATTCCATGTTAAGGCTCCACTAGTACCTCCTAAATAGAAGTTACCAGAATTATCCATATAGGTCATGAAATTGGCCCCATCATGATAACCTAAAAATTGTGATGTTAAATTAAGTCCTGAAGCTGCTGTTTGTGTTGCTAATGCAAATGAGTTGGCTCCAGAGCCTCCAAATGCATATGATCCAGGATTTTCTAATGATGCTGTACTTGCGTTAGTTACTAAACCACCTGTTGCATACATTAAACTGCCTGACAATGTTGCATCAGTCGTGAAACTACTAGTGGCATTTGATAAATTATCTATAGAACTTGTTGCAGAAACTATTGCATCATATGTATCTCCTCCTGTTATGACTATAGATCCTGTTATAGATAAGGTTGTTCCGTCCCAAGCTAATTTAGGCATGGCATCACCACCTAACTTAAATTTTCCTTGATTTAAATCAAATTCAGAACCATATGATGGTCCCCAATTAACTGATCGCAATTTACCAGTAGTAATTTTATCACCTTCAATCACTGTTGTTTGTGCTCCTGGTGCGGTTACTTGGATTGAATCTATGCTAAAGACTTCGTTATTCATATATGTAAAAATACCAGCATCTAAAATTTTATCTTGTCGTGCACCTCCATCGCTTATAGAATTATAATCTACAATTGATTGAGATAAATTTGGATATTTAAATAATTGATAACGAGCTCCTTTATCAAATTGATTTGGTGTTATTATTCCACGCACTCTACTACCAGTTGCTATTTGTCTATCTTCTATTGTTCCATTGGAACCTGTTATAATTTCATTACTTGGTCCTACGTTTGTGTTACCTTCATATGCTTGTACTTGTATCTGTTGTGATGTAAAATTATGTCCTCTAAAATAAAATGCATGCGCATTATTATGATATGTACTGGATGCAGCTCCAGCTGGTGTTGATGTGTCACCAAAACCTATCATCATTCTAGGTGGGTTTTGTCCAGCCGTTGAAGCTGATGTAAATGTCATATCAAATACAAAGCTATGTCCTGCTTCTCTATGAAAAGTTTGTTTTGACCTTAGCTCTCCTTTCCAGGCATTTGTAGATGAACTTACAAATAATACTCCATTTCTTACATCATGATTTGTTTCTGCAGTTGCAAACCATTGTGATCCAGTAGTTGATCCTGAGTCTATTAATTTTGTAGATGATATTTCAGATCCTGATGGTCCTCCAAAGTTAAAAATTACATCTGCTCCTTCAGGATTTGTAATTTCTAGTTTTCCTTTAAAATATCCATTTCCTGTATAAATACCATAACCAGAAACTCCATCTGTAAATGAATGATCTGTTATTCCAGATAAATCTCCAATTCTTGCAATTGTTTTAACATTACCAAATACAGAATGTTGGTCATCTCCTGTATGTATTTCTCCTCCTACTGTTGCATCTTGTCTTTCTACTATATCAATGTATGGAGTATAATCATCAGTTGGCTGTGCATTCATTAAAATATAACCAGTATCAGGCGAGCCTTGTGAAGCTATAGATTGTCCATCTTTAATTCTATCTATGAAATATCCTCTTTCATTACCATTTACAAGAGCATCCATATTTCTTTCAACTGTTATTTCAGGTTTAGTTCTTGGAATACCTCCTTGTAAAGTTAATGTGTTAGATCCAGTATGTGCACCATATGCATTACCATCACTACCTACTCCTACTGACTGAAAATATAATTGATCTGATACTCCAGGTAAACTACCTGTTACTGTAACAAACATATCAAGAACTTCTTCAACAATTTTATTTTTTAGTTTAGATAATGATTCTGCTTGAGTATTACCTAATACAAAATAATATTGATTACTTGCAACATTATCTGCAGTTGCTGATGCAACACCTGTAAATGTATAATGTTTAGATGCAGTAACTATTAAATTTGTATATGTTCCTATTGAATTAGGTGAAGATAAATCTAATGTTCCTGATGCAGGAGTTTCTGTAACTCCTAATGAAGATGAATGTACTCGCATGTATTCTCGAACAAATCCTTGTCTTCCATCAGGTCCTTGATCTGTTGATTTAGCTACTAGAATTTCTCCAGGAGCAAATCCACCTGCATTATCAACTACCAATGATTGTGATGGATGCATGACATGCAAATCACGTAAATACATTGCATCATCTGTTGCTGTTGTTCCATTTTCAAAATATGCTCCTACATTTGCTAGATTATTAATTCCCCAATCTGCACTTGATGAGAATTTTACTGTATGGAATCCATCAGTTAATCCGGATGTAGTACCAGCTACATATGCTCCACCATCTATACTATATTGCGGATGGTATGATTGGCCAGAATGATATAACTTGAAGTCCATGTCATTACCAGCATAAAATGTCATTCTATATTCTAAACCTCCATCCGGATGTGTTCCTATTGAAGATCCTGTACTAATAGCAACTCTTATAAT